GACCCCGCAGCGAACACCTGGGTTCCTGACCGCGTAGTCTGCGATGTCTTCAGCCCCAGTCCTTGTCTTACCGAAGCCGCGCCCTGCTAAGATTAGCCAGACTGTCCAGTCACCAGGAGGCGTGACCTGCTCAGGACGGGCTGTGGCCTTCCATTTAAGTCGCCAAGCAAGCAGCTCAAGGTCCGAGATCTCGAGGTGCGCGAGGTTCGTCTGGATCAATGACAGTTCTTGCTTTGACAAGGCTGTCATTTACTGTTTAGCTTCTCAATCAGTGCAGTGATTTGTTCTATCAGCTCGAGCCGCATCTCAATGGGTCCGCCATCTGGGCCACTGATCTCGATCGACTTCTTCTTGGCGTGACCGTACTGAACCACTTCCTTGAGACAGTCTTTACGAACCATCAGATCGTGGTTAGGGTCAAAGGCCATCTCGGCAAGAGCCTCGAGTGGATCACCGTGCTTCTCGACGATCTTGTCAAAGATCTCTTGACGCTCGATGTTGCGCTTATTCTGCGATCCTTTCTTGCGTCCGGATCCTTCTGGTTTAACGCCCTTCTGGAATGGCATAGCAGGCTCCTTAAATTCTAATTGGTTTCTATTTTAGATCGTACAGCGCAATAACGTACATAGCCCTGCTCAAAAACGCTATAGAGTGTTTTTTTAGGCTTAATTAGTTGTATTGAGTCATACAAGTTATTGATTTCATTCGTTCGTTCGTTCGTCTTCTAGTCCACGCAAGACTATAACTAGTTGTATTGATTCACTCTTTTTAGCCTATAAAAACCCTCTATAGTATTTTTGGGACGAGTCCACTGACAAAAGATGAGAATTTCAAGGCTCTTCACGCGCTTTGTACTAATTGCACAAAATGCAATCTATAATAAGACATTGTCAATTAACCAAGGAGAATGACATGTCACGTCCTGTAGAAGCAACATCGGCACTAGACTTAGACACCATTAAGCTTATTTTGTGGGCCAGTGAGTATGGTTCAGGGCACCCAAACATCAGCCGCTTGTACGATAAGGAGGCAGCCGATGGCCTGTCTCTCAGCCGCGGCACCTTTTTTAACGCAGTCAAAGGTCGTAGGGTCACGAGCCAAGTGCTTGACTCTATCGATGAGATGATCGCAATCCGCGGTTGGAGAGCCCAGTACCTCGCGCACCTTCAAGATGAGCACAAGAACAGGGTCATTCAAGCATTCAAAAAGGCATGGACATCTTGCTCCGTATGCGGTCACGCATGCAGCAATTGTGGTGCAGCAGAGTCAGACAAGCGCAGGAAAGCAGTCACAGAGTTCTTGAAGACAGATCCATTAGACGTAGGCTGCAAGATCAAGGAAAGAGCTACGAGCCGCGAGGAATAAAAAAGAGGGCCCATTGAGGCCCTCAATACTGCATCGGTAGTTTGTACAACAAGAGCATCTTACATCAGATCTCCTGGTCAAAACGCTTCTTTTGACACTTCTTTTCCACTTGTTCCTGGAAATCCTCTAACTCTTTCTGGGCTCTGTGAATAGCTGTGTTGAGCCGTCTTGATGATTTGCTGGAACAATTCTTGCAAGGTAGCGATGCGTCTATCTCGTGCTGCGAGCTCTTCTTTAAGCCGCTTGATCTCACTAATTGCTTCGCCCAGCTGCAGATCCATCTCAATAAACTCTTGGGTGTCCATGTCATGATCCCAATATTATACTAACTAGGCCAGCAATCAATCCAAACAGTACGTCAGCCATCAGAAGTTCTCCTTGTAAAATTCCTTGACTGCTTTTGAGAAGTCATCAAGGTTAAACTGTCCACCTTCACCTTCACCAGGGCCTGAGTTGATCCAGATCCACAGAGTCCCCTTTTCAGGGTCAATCCTGACGGTCAGATCATTAACTTCTACCGTGTTCACGTACCTGAGTATGTTCTCAAGGCTCTTCTTGTTGACAACCGCGAACTCATCTTCGGCGTTAGGTTGAATCAAGTGACTTAGATCTACGCCATCAGCCATTTGCTTTCTCCTCTCTGATCACTAGAGCAGCATCAGCCATGCGGAAGGCTTCTCTGATAGTCTCATACATGTAAGCTGCCCCGTGTTTCTCTACGAGCCCCTGGAGGATCCTAGCAGCATAGTAGTCACGCAAGCTTGCTACCTCTACAGTGCCGTTAGTCTTCTCTTCAAAATGCAAGATCTCTTGTTCCATGGTTTTTCCTTTTTGACGGTTTAAATACAATTAGTACTGCAATTATTACCTACGCAGCAGGTCGTGCACACGATCAGGCGGCCGTTAGGTCCTGGGTTCGTGGTCACAACGCAGAGGGCGAAGGCAGCAACAGAAGAGAGGGTGAGGTAAGCTGCAAGGCAGCAGGTCATTAGTTTTTTCATGATTGTTCCTTAGATGGAAAGTTAATAAATACGCACTGGTTGATGTGAATCTTGCCGTAGGCATCTGTGTAAGACTCCCCACAGCCTGCCATCCACTCAATCGTGATGATGGCCATGCCTGCTGCAAAGATGGTCATGGTGACGGCTGCAATCGCAATGTCAAAAAGCTTTCTCATGATCGGCTCTCCACAACCTTTCCAAACACGAGGCTTGGGATTGATCTAAATTCACGCAGCCTATGCTGCTGGGGGTGAGGAGCCGGCTTATACGGCTTCATGGCAGTAAACGGTAATGCCTGAAAATTAGGTTGTTTCATATGCCACTCCTTGTCTTATAGGTCTGTAAGACGTCGTCAAGGAACTTGCAGCCCTTGGCCGTTGTCGTATACTCAACTTCGCGCTTGTCAAGCTCTGCTGTCTTCTTACTCAGCAGCTTCTTACGTGTTGCTGCCTTCAGGTACTTGTGAGCTGTCGCTGGCGACATCACATCTTGCTTATTGCACAGCGTTAATACTCTCATCGCGTTCATGGCTCCCAGCTGCGAGACCATGCCAACAATGTACTCCTCTTGCCAAGAGACTTTGTGGTCGTCTCTGATTCTTTGGGTTTGAAACATATTCATGATGATGCCTTTCTCTTTCTGTGTATCAACATAATTCGAATGCGCAAGGTCGTGATCCGAGCAAACCGTTCGCTGCGTCTGGAGTGACTCCGTCTGCGGCTGGCTTGCTTGCTCGTGTCATACCGTGCCTTTTTCCTTTTACTACCAAACACTGCTGCCCGCACCTTCCTCTTTCTAGGGAGGTTAAAGGCCACTGCAAAATCGCTCCTGCGTTTACGCCTGCGCTTCATTAGGCCAGCTCAATCATCAGGTCTGCGATCTCTGAGGCAGACATGTTATCGTACTCCTCAAGGTCTGCCTCTACTAACCGATCAAAAGCTTGAGGAGGGACCCGCAGGCCCACTCGCTTCATCTCCTTTAGCTCGGCCAATACTTCGCTGCGTAACCGTGATGTGCTCATGCTGCCTCCTGTGGAAGATAGTGACGAGCTTCTGCAAGGGACTCAACCCAGTCATCGCCGTACTGCTTACGCTTCCAGTTGTCGCGTTCGGTAGCAAGCCAGTAAGCTTGTTTCTTTAACTGAGAATCTGTCTCTTGAATGATCCATCCATTTTCACGCAACTCCTCGCGGCCCTCGAATGTCTGCTCCATCTTGTCGTGGTAAGCAGCCAGCTCATTGCAGCCGTTGATCAAGCCTTCGCGGTCATCGAAGCTCACGTGACGTGGACGGAAGCCATGTGTATCTTTATACCAGTCTGAGAAAATTCCGCCGATCTCGTCGGTTGTCATATTTTCGTAGTTCATGCTGCCTCCTTAACAGTTACGCCTAACATCTCTGCACAAAACAAAACTTCTTTACGAAACGCTTTTGCACTGCATTCGCTGCAATCAATAGTCATCTCGAAGTAAACATCAGCTGCAACTTCATCGCTGCAATTCAGAATAGACTGAATGTCTTTCATGTAGATATTCATTAGATCGTCTCCGCTTGTACGTTAATCTTATAACCCAATGCTTTGATTGAGTTGATTGTTGTAGGCTTTAAAGTCTTGGTGCCGGCGATGTCAGCAAAGATACAAGCTGTCTCGCAGACAGGGTACACGGTCTTTTGGCCGTAGACGTTGGTGATTCGAACTGTGATTTCCATTTGATACCTTTCTTCTTTCTAAGTGGCAGCCCCCGTAGGGGCATTTGATTAAACTGTTTCAGTAAGGCGAGCTTGAATGCAGCTGCGAGTATCTGTGTGCTCAAAAAGAAAATACTTAACGCGGTTCATATATTGAATTGCTTGCTCGCCCTTACCAATTTCAACCATGTGTTGAGCGTCAGATAAGAGACCTGCAACATACATGTTGACGTTGTAGCAAGTAGATAGTTCATGGTCTAACTGCTCTTGTGAGATACCGAATTGTTGTGTTAAGTTTGTCATGTTATTCCTCTTTCTTCTTTCTTAGCCGCGCGGTATTGCTCGGCATGATTAGATATTAGTGCAAAACCACGCACTGCGCGCACTTTTTGTAAATATATTTGCTATCACATGTACTAGCTACTTTCTAGCAGCCTTTCTGCAAAAACGGTCCACCAGAATGATCCCAGAGGCCACTTCTATGTAAGGCTCATTAGTTACTATCAGCCTGCTGCCAGGTCATGGCTATGGCCCTTCTGGTTAGTCAGAGCACATCTGGGGCCATAAAGCCACCATCCCTATGCTACTTTTAGCCTGACTAGCTCACAGAATGAGCCACTGGTGCGCACTTCGTAGTAAAATGGGCCTTTTAGAGGAGAGCACCATGAAGATTGCAACAGCGAAGAAGTTAGCTGACGAACATAATTTTGGCTTTGAGTATTCCAACAGCCAGCGTCTGTACATCCTATCTGATAGGCAAGACGGATGGCCGAATCAGTATTTCCCAGGCAACGTGCTGCGCACACTTGATGAGAAGGTCTTCACCGAATTCTTCTTACGTGTAAAAGAAGCAGCTCCTGCTGCAGCTTAACCAAGCCACTCTTTCCATTCATCACCAAGCACCTGGGCTGAGAGCATCTTTTTAGCCCGGAGTGCCTTGACGATCTTTTCGTCGACAGTCCTTGGTGCAATCAAGTCTACGTAGGTCACGGCGTTCTTCTGGCCAATCCTGTGTGCGCGGTCTTCAGACTGCAGCCGGTGTTCTAGGTTGTAGCTGTTACTGTAGTAGACCACGTTGCTGGCAGCAGTCAGCGTAATTCCAAATCCACCGGTCTGGGCATTGCCCACAAAGTACTTACACGTAGGATCATTTTGAAAGCGCTTGACTGCTTCTTCGCGGTCTGTTGTTGATGTGTCACCAAAGTAGACGACAGTCGACGCTGCTCCATACTCCGTCTTCAGTGCAGCTTCTATCGCTGCGATGTCTGAACGGTAGTTTGCCCAGATGATCACCTTACCTGATGCCTCATCAAGGACTTCCATCAAGGCCTTCATCCTGTTGCTGTCTACAGGTATCACCTTACCATCGTCAGTAGTTAGGTGCCCACAGATCAGCTGATGCAGCCTGAGCAGCTTAGTCAGCACGATAGGAGCCGAGACTAGCTTACCACCAAGCTCTGCCATCGCCTTCTCTTTTAAGCTCTTGTAGTGCTTGAGCTGCTCCGCCGTCAACTCAACCTCGTACACTTGGTAGATCTTCTCAGGCAAGTCTAAGCATTCATCTTTAGTCCTGCGACTAGACCAAGAGCCGATGGACTCTTTCAGATCGTCAAGGTTCTTGTAGCCCTTGATCTTTGTGAAGGCTCTATTGCCAGCCGTGATCTTAACCATGTCCGCGTACTTTGCTCTGAAAGTGTAATAGCTAGTAAAACCTAAAAGATGCGGGTTTAGGAAGTTGGCTTGGCTGTACAAGTCCAAGGGATTATTCGTCACTGGTGATCCTGTGAGGATCCTACGGTAGTCTGCCTTCTTGCCGATCTTCACTGCTGCCTTAGTACGTTTAGCATCTCTATTCTTGATGGTCGTCGACTCATCAATCACCATCAGTGTCTTGTGGCAATTCACAAATGACTCCGCAATCTTGTAGCTGCGGTCAAAGGCCAGTGCCTCGATGTTCATGACAAACACCTTGAGCTGCTGCAGTGGCACTAACAGGTTCTCATAGCTCTTCTTCAGTTCGGTGTTAGCTCCTGAATCCCAGTAGGTCCCTACCCAGTCAATATAGTCTGGCATGTGAACTGGCAGCTCGTTCGTCACCCAGTTGCGATATGACCCCTTGTTGCCTAAGATGAAGACTGCGTTGATCTTGCCGGTCGCGTAAAGCCAAGCAGCCGTGTCAACCACAATCTTTGACTTGCCAAGTCCCATCTCAAGGAACAGGGCAAACTCGTCCATGTCGCGGCTGCGGAAGAAGTCAAGATCCTGATGCTCAAACGGCTTTGTCTTGTACTTGTAGTCAATCATTATTATTCAGCTCCTCAAAGCCATAGAACCACTCGTCTTTTGCACTCCACTTAGCATGGTTCTCGACGCTGTGCACTTCTGTCGGTATCTTGAAGTCAGGAACCTTAAGGACTGCAGGCACAAGAGAGACGTCATACCACAGGCAGCGGTTGTACAAGAATTCCCTACGGACGAAACACTTGACCGGTGGAATATTAGCTACTAGAAATGTCATGTTCTTCTTTCTTCTCGATGACTACGTCACCGTGTTGGTTGATATGGTGCGGCAGCCCTAACTCTTTTGCCTTGATCAGTTCACGATACTGCGCCTTCTGATTCATCTGCTGCCATGCTTCATGGTCTTTGTCTGCTTGGTTCATTTCTCACTTGCCTTTCTTAACTCATAAAACTCCAGTAACGCATTGGCAAACATCACAGGAAAATCGGCATCTGCATTAGCCCTAAGTAAACCTTCTGCAATACCGCTTTGGTATAAATAGATGTTGTGTATTTCTTCGTTGGTAATCATTTCTCTTGTGCCTTTCTTAGTAACATAATGCAATCCTGAACTTCATCCACTGCCTCGTCATGCCCAGCCTCACGCAGTAAATCTTCAGCCCATTTCAAAGTGCCAATTACTTTCACCCTATCCTCATTTGTTAGTGCTTTTACTGGACGGGTATAGAGTGGAATAGCTTTAAACCCTTTATCTTTCCAATATGGGTCACTTGGAACAGTCATGGGTTCATTCAATAAAGCCGACTGTGGCTTTCCGTCTTTAGTCCATAGCCACGCTACTGGTTCATTGTTCATTTCAATAGCTCCTTTCCATAAATTAAATTTAGGTTTCTATCTAAATCTTCTTTTAAATGGTACTTATTCAATTTGGCTTTCAACGCTTCTATTTCGGCTTGTTGACTACGCACAAAAGTTTCTAGTTTATCTACATCGGCATCAGTAAGGCATACCTTGTACTTTGTTTTATCATCAGGGTCACGGAGAAGGCGGAAGCCATGCTTATTCCCCCATATTTTTAACTCGTCAATATCCCTAAATATTTTTACGTTCATTTCTCTTGTGCCTTTCTTAATATTTCCTCAACAATAAATTTAAGACCCAGCACATTGATGTCTGCTGAATTTGGATTAACACCACAACATAAAACCATACGATGCGTAAAGTCACCTATTTCCTCATCTGTTAATTCTTTTACTGGATAAGTATAAAGTGGAATGGTTTTAGCATCACCACCTTTAAGACGGCACAGTTCATCTGCTTCTTCTTTTGTGAAAAATAAATCATGCGGTCTTCCTTCCCATACAGCCCACGCTACTGGTTCGTTGTTCATAGTTGAAAATACCTCCCTGTTCTCGGCATAATGATGTGCAGATTTTGCTTAGCCCGGGTGGCCGCAACGTAAAACACCCGTGACTCATCGTCTTCGTTCTCTTGATAGCTTGCATAGGTCTTTGGGCTGATGTCGGTCAGCAGCAAGACATTGTCTGCTTCCCCTCCCTTTGATCCGTGGATTGTGCTGATCTGTATACGAGGTTCACCTGACAGAGACTCACCTTGACGCAGCGCAGATAGGAAGTACTCCTTCTCCTCGTCGCTGATCCTGTCTAATGCGGTGTACCAGACAGCTGATGTCCGCAGCCCATACTTATCTTTGAGCTTAGGAAGATCAAGGGCTTCTTCAGTCACCTGCTTCAGCTCCTTAAAGCCGTGGTCGATCATCTGCTTACTCATGTGGCTGTAGACGATCTTGGCAAGGTCTACGCTGATTGCTTCACCTTTCCTCAGCCTCTCCCAGGCGCGTATTGCTGTTAGTGCCTCAGACTTACGAGGTGAGAATCCTTGACACTCGTAAGCAAAGCCTTCACGATGGCATAGGTCTACCAGCTCCTTGAGCATATAGACATTCCTAGCAAGCAGGAGCCACTTTCCTTCACGCAAGTCTACGTGATCTAGATCGTTATGGTAATGGATCTGTCCTGTGTGGGCAGCAGGCTTAAAGTTCTTTTCTCGCCGCCTTGATACTCGGTTGATAATTCCAGCACTGAAATCGTGAACCACGGCGGGTATTCTGTACGACTGATCAAGAATCCGCACATCTCCTTCGAGTCCGATGAAATGATCAACGTCTGCCCCGGCCCAGCGGAATATTGCCTGATCGTCATCTCCTGCAATGTATGTCTCATCTGCATACTGTATTAACCTTTCTACGACCTGCCACTGAAGTCTTGACAAGTCCTGTGCTTCGTCGACAAGCAGTGCCTTTAACTTAGGGCAGAAGCCGCCGACTCTCATATTTTCTAACATGTCTGTGTAGTCAATCAAACCAGACTCATCTTTGTATTCCTTTAAACTTCTTGCAAAGTGATCAAGCTCAAACCAACCGATGTCATCGTCAGCTTGTTCTTCCCACTGCTGCTTTAAAGGTATGCAGCGAATGCGTGCCATCCCTTCTAAAAACTTTAGCTTATCACCGTGAGCCATGCCAGTCATAGTGCCATCTTCACCTTGGTTTCTTCCTGTGATCTCAACACCGATCTCGTCAGCCAGTTCTTGATAGTGGCTGTGCTGCATGACCTGCTGCCTTGATAATCCAAGCTGCCTGAACGCAAGGCTGTGAATCGTCCTGAAATACGGCATGTCATCAACAGAGAAGCCAAAGCGAAGCCTCGCCTTGTCCCTGGCCTCTGCTGTCGCCTTTTTAGTAAAGCTGATGAAGCCGATCTGATCAGGCTTAACCCCCTTCTCAAGCAGCGACTCCACGATGTTCATGAGTGTTGTCGTCTTGCCAGTCCCAGGAGGACCTAAGATAATCTTTGCTTTAGATAATGCTGCCATTTGCGAAGTCCGGTGTCTTATGACCTTTGTCTTGGAATGAGAATGCAGGGACCGTCCAAACCGTTGCCCGCTTGCCATTCAACTTATACGCATGAGTCTCGCCGCCGTAGTCACGAATCGCTGAGCTGATCTGATTAAGCTTAAACTCCTTGAACTTTTGTTTGTCTAAGAAGTTGATGAAGTCAGCTAATCTAAACAGATGGCGATTGTCATCTTGATCGTGAAACGGTTTACCAAGCAAGATCTCATCAATGTGTTTAGCTTGCGCCTTTCCTGTACAGTATCTTTCAAGCAGCTCAATGAACTGACCTTTCGGAGTTGAATCCTCAGGAGCCTCAATGATCACTACATCTGCAAGGAGTGCTTGGATCATCTGATTCCACTGATTCAGGTTCATCTTTGGCGGCATGTAATTCATTGCTTCCATGCAACGCTTCTGAAACCCTGCCTGATTCTGTAGATCTTCTGTCGACATTGACAAGCGTGTTCCGTTGTCCATATCAAGAAACCAGATAGGAGGATCGGTGTTGTACTTACTTAGGCTAGATAACCGAGGGGCTCCCTGCTGCATACCAACTCCAAACTTACGCATACGGCATAAGCCAGCGTTGCAGTGAGGACGAATAGGAGGCCTGCTGCAAGTGTATTGATAGTCGCTGTTCTGAAGTGAATGCATGACTCCAAAGACTTCTGACTCGGGCAGCGGAGGATCCATGACATCGATATTCATCTGCATCACAATGGGCTGCCAGTCTTCTGGGTTCATCTTACGCGCCAAGACGCACAGATTAAATAAGCCATTGTTACGTGTGCCTTCAGGAAATCCCTGTGTAGCTAGCTTCTCTAAACATGGAGGTGCGTCCTTGAACTGGCGCTTCTTATTCTTACCTTCTTGAAACTTGAGCTTGATGAACTGAGCCCTTGTCATCTTGAGGGGCTCTGCAAAATTCAGAAACTCTTCAGGCGGCATTGGAGCACCTGACTCAGCAACGCCATAACGGCTACTAGCTGCTCCTTCAAAATAAGGCATGTTGATCCAGTTGCCGACGTCTCCACGGTCTGACAAGACAGCATCTTGCTTAGGAAAGATCTCAGAAGTTGGGTGACCAAGCAAAGAAGATAATTCAGCAAGCTTTCTCTTAACATCAGCAGCTGGTACAGGCTCAGAGAAAAACATATATATGTGGGCTCCGCCACTTTTACTTCGGCAAACAACAACAGGTGCTTTTGCCTTTTTACAAGCTTCAACAGCTTCCTTTAGATCGTAGTTTTTATATTCGTCAATGTCAATAGCCCCAAAGAGACAACTGTTGTCTTCTCTGATAGGCACAATACCGATTCCTTTTTTCCCTGAGAGGTGATCTTCCCAAAGCTGGTCGGTGACTGGGGCTCGCTTAGTGACTGCAGTGCCCTGCACCTTCAAACCGGTATTCTTGCCATCGATGTCATAGGTACCATAAGCACCTGTGTGCCCTGAAAATAAGGCCATGAACCGTTGTGCAAGCATAATTCTTTCTCTTTCTAGTTTTGAAGAGGAAGGGCCTAAGCCCCTCCAACCCTTTAGCCGCCTCTTGCGGCAGCCTTCAATGGAGCATTCGCTACATTGTCATTCTGCTGTGATGCTTTTACTTTGTTGACAGCCTTACGATACGCAGCATGCTTACGACGCTTACCCTTCTTTTGACCAGGTCCTGCCTTGCGACCTGGCCCCTTCTTCGTAGCATGAGGATTTCGCCCGTCAACTCTAGGGCTGTTTTTACCAGCACCGAGCATCGGCCAAATATCAGTAAGGAACATCTGCTTCTCCTGTTGGAGCACCTTCTGCAGGAGGCTCAGAGACTTTGACGATACCAGCAGTGACGTCTGATCCAAACTTCTTAGCTGCTTCATACAAGCCCTTGTCTGTGATCATCAAAGGATCGTTAATCAACCAGCCATACCAGCTGTTTGTATCCTTTGTCTCCATGCCTGTTCCTACATGGTAGCTATGACTAAACGGAGGAGGTGTAAATGAACGATCTCCAACTTTTACTTGCAAGCCCATCATCTGGCCAAGCCAACGACGGCTCTTCTTCAATTGTGTTGAAGACATGGCAAGCAGCGCACGCTCAAAGCCGCCATCAGAGACAACCATGACGTAGTGATACGCAGTCGTAACGATCAGGTTACCGTTAGCAAGTACGTCTTGTCCACGCTCGTTCTTCTTAGTCTTATTTAAGATGGTCTCATCTGTGTGTTCTTTTACAAGACCACCACCAGCTTCACGAGGAGTCCATTCAACATAGCTCTTCTTAAATGCGCAAGGAATCACACGGCCTTCTTTCATCAACTGTCCTGTTACGGTATTGATGATCAAACCTTCCTCAGCACCAGCAACCTTGGTAACTCCACGCAGCTCAGGAGACAATGCCTGTAATATCTTGAGGTACGGAATTGCGACGTCATTCGCACTTACATTCTCAAAACCTAAACCAGCATCAGCCATCATGTCATCTGCAAAGGCTACCAGTGGCATCTCTTGTTTTACTGCAATTTCATTCTTCTTACTCATCATTTGCTCCTTTTAACTTTAGCAATTTGGCCGATGTATACGTTAAAAAGTTCAAGAGGAAATTCGGCACCACTTTCCACTTGTTCCCTGACGAATGCTGTCAGAGTCTGAGAATGAACACCCATCTTGCCGTTGTATTCGATGCCCTGCTGTGCTAGCTGGCTCTTGAATTCTTCGGCTCGTTCATGTTCACCCTTATTAAAGGTGATTGACACTTCGTCTTTAATCAGCGCCTCGTGGCCATGGTCCTGCAGCCAATTGAAACACTCATCACGCTTGTCATCACCAATCTTGGCAGAGTAGTAAGGTTTGACGGTCACTTCACTGCCGTCAGTCAATACAAACTTTGCCATACCAACCTCAGCCATCGCTTCAGGCAAAAGCCTTTCAGCAACGTCACGGGCTTGCTCCTTTAAGATCTTGAGGTGTGCTTCTGCCTCTTTGACCTGTTCATCACGATCGATCAGCTCTTCAGCCAAACGACTTACTTTGCTCAAGCCACTATCAGAAGGTAAGTTCTGACTGTCGGCCAACATATCTTCAAGCATTTTGTCTGACTCCATTTAAATCCGCCTCAATGGCGTAGTACCGATGCTCTTGCCGATCCCACTTAAGCATCTTGATCTTGCCACCATTGAAACCGGCAGCAATCGCGACAGACAGTCCGATAGCAATAGGGTCACCTATGGCTAGCAGATAATCGCTGTCTGAAAATGTTCGCAGCTTATCACGTAGGGCACGGATAGTTGGCGCAGTAGCCAACATCACCTGACCTGACGGAAGCAGCGTTTGAAGTTCTCCGTATTCTGCTGCAGGCAGCAGGTTAAACTTCATTGACTCTTGAACCACGTAAACGGTCATTGCATTCCTCCACTATGTATGACATGCACTTCTTTACAAAAAGGAGGCATGCCAAAGATTAAATTGTTCATACTCGCCCAATCAAAGGGCTTGCTGCAGGACCAGATCTCAAATAGAGTCATGTCACGTTGCACCTGGTAGATCTTGATTACAGTCTCGTTCCTTGCAAGAACGAACACGTTGCCACCTACCTCTTGACGCTTACGGTGCCATAAATATTGTTCTGGTCTCAACTCACAACTGCCCTTCACATCTAGCACCTTAAGCTCTAACCAGACTTCAACTCCCATGTGACACATGTTCACATCAGGTGTTCCTCTGGTCAAGGCATTTTCAACGCGCTCAACGTGGCCAGGTAGCTTGCCTTTGACAAGAGCCCAGAACTGGCTTTCTTTCATAGCTGCACCTCCACTGCTTCTCCCCAGCTTGGTCCAAGCTCGCAATCTACTTTCAATGGCACTTCTAAGTCCATGCATGTCAACATCTCCCTGCGAATCAATCTTGCATGATCGAGATCTCTGACGCTAAAGTCAAGCTCATCATGAATAGTTAAATGAGGTACTTCACCAAGCTTATACAAATTCACCATTGCTTTCTTGATCATGTCTGCTGATGATCCTTGAATCACTGCATTCATAGCCTTATGCACAAAGTAACGCTTCAATGGCAAACCATACTTATCTTCTGCAGCATCTTTACGTAATGGAATTAAACCAGGACTATATTTAGGTGGACCAAAGAGCTGGAACCTACGGCGCCGCCCTGCCAATGTCTTGACGTAGCCTCGGTTAGTTGCGATCCTTGTGCACTCTTCACCAAGAGCCTTGATGAATGGTACGTTTTCATGGTATTGCTCATATACTCGCTTTGCTTCTGCGGGTGGCAGCCCAAGTTGGCTTGCTGCCTTGGCTGCTCCCATACCGTAAGCAAGTCCTAGGTTTAACGTCTTAGCATTCTTTCTAGTAATGCCAGCCATCTCCGCAACAAGCTGATGGTAGTCCGTATCCTGATTTTCGACATATCTCTTACGAGCAGCCTCAGCCCCCGGGAAATTACGTAGATAGGCATAGTGAACCGTAACGCGAGGCTCTTGTTGTGAGTAGTCAAATACGCCCCATTGGCAACCATCATCAGGTATGAAGATGCCACGTATGAGCGGTGCCAAGACAGGATCACGCGCCGGGACCTGCTGCATGTTCGGATTAGCCGACGCAAAACGGCCGGATTTAGTGCCCCCACGGTCGTCCTTAACCTGGCGGAATGTCGGGTATATTCTTCCATTTTTTTCCATATTGATGATCTTCGAATCGATAAATACTCCACCGGCTCGATCAAGTTTGCGGGCCTTTGAAATCAAGGAGAAAAAATCATGCGTACTACTTTCAAGAAACTCAGCAGCAAAACTAGCATTCCCCTTTTCAGTCTTTGGGTAATCCAGCTGCAGGCTATCACAGGCTGCTTGTATATCATCACCAGACCAGATGTCTATGTCCCTCTCAGCCACCTTTTTAAGTTGGTCCATGATCTGATCTTGCTCATCAAGTAGCTGCTTTTTTACGGCATGAGCTTTGTCAAGGTCGATACGAACGCCTTTCTGGCGCATAGCTACAATCACGTCGACAAGTTGTGTCTCAAGCTGAAATACTTCCCATAGCTTTTCGTCGTGTAGTAGCACCTCTTGTTGAGCAAATATTCGCAGCGGAAGATCTGCATCCTTACGACCGTATGGAGCAACCTCTGCTGCATGCAGCTGCCAGATGTTTTCTTTGACTTTGCTAGGATGGATGCCACGTCTGATTGCAGCTTCAGTCATGCCTGCTTCGTCTTTGTGTTCACCAAGATAAGCCTCAGCCAAGGCGTCAAGCTTATAGGTGAGTCTGTCTTCGTCTAGCAAAGGCTCTGCAATCTGCACGTCGTACTTGAGTCCGCCAACGACAACGCCTTCTGTCAAGAGCCATTCAAGGTCGTAGGGCAGGTTAGCTCCTACCTTAGGTATGTCTGTCTTAAGCATGTCCTTTAACCAAGCAAAGACATTCTCAGGCAGCAGGTTACCACCAGCAGCATGGCGCACGGGGTAATACTCTGAGAAGCCGTCATCCGTGGCTATTGATACGCCAACAATGTAGCCATCGCCTCTGACGCCGCCAGGACCTTTAGTCATTAGATTCGGATCGCGGGTCTCGCAATCGATCGCAATGCGCTTGGCCCTGAGCAGATCAGGAAAGTGCTTCGGTGGCTGATAAGATGATACGTCCATTTTTCTTCCAAAATTCTTTAGCTTCTTGTTGTGGGTACTCTTGTCCATACACGATGCGCTGGCAGCCGGTGTTCATCAGCAGCTTTGCACAAGTCATGCATGGTAACGTAGTGACGTAAGCAGTATGAATCAAGCTTACATCCTTACATTGGAGGAGCGCGTTTTGTTCCGCATGAATAGCTTCGCATGCATCAAGGCCAGTCCCCGAAGCAAACTGAGCCCCAGGGCAAGGTATATCAATGCAATGAGCGCTACCAGCAGGAACCCCGTTATAACCGGTACCAAGCACGTGACCAGCAGCAGATACAAGCACGCAGCCGACAGACCGCCTCTTGCATGTAGCTCGTTTACTGACGAGATCAGCCATCCTGCTGAAATATTCATCTTTACTTAACCTTTCCATGACTTCATCTCACTTAAAAACTTCCTATGCAAAGGTAGATCATTTGCAATAGACCATAGATGCTGCACAAGATCATCGTAACCAAAAAACTCGTCAAGATCAAAAGGAGCGTAGTCTCCAAGGATCTCACCATCTTGACACTCTTCTGCGCCTGCCCAATTGCTTTCATACAGGTGCTGACTTGCTGCGTAAAAGTGCAGCTGCCCAAGTTTAACGGTCAGGCCTTTGTCGCGTAAGAGAAGTGCAACACCAGCTGATAGCATACTGAAATTAAACCAGTCGTATGGAACACCTAGCCAAGCATCAGATGAACGCATGTTCATAAAGCAATGTAGGTATCCACCTCTGATCATGAATTGGCAGCTGATGGTGCATGGTATGTCTTTTGATGCTCGTGGGTTAGAACGCCATATAGTCAACACGGCTTGCCTGCTGTCGCTATCGGCAATCAAAGACTGCAGCACATGACCTAATTGATCTCGTACCTTTGGTCCATAGGCTCCGAAGAATAAAATGCCGTCATCACTAAAATTGCCGATCGCCTTGCTAAACGGCTGGATGGTAGAGACTCTATTGTCACCACTCATGATCCATGCTGCTTCGGCAGCCATGAACTTGTAGCCAAGTTTTCGTTCTTTGATATTGATGACAGGCTGAGTCATATTGATCAATGACTTTAAGCCGAGCAGCTCCTTTGTCTTTTGACCACGGGGGCTTGACTCATGCCCGTTAGTCATGACAAAATGAAGCAGTCCTTGCCAATTCATATTTGTTGTATTAACCATTGAGAGCTCCTTTAAGTTCAGCCATAAATTCATCACGCTTGTTGAAACGTTTTGCAGCGGATGGGTGCATGCAGCGAACAACGTGGTGTTCCATGCGTAGTTCTTTTAATGTGTCAAAGGCCAATTGACCAAGGACAACAAGCTTCATGTAGGGGTTACGACGCAGACAGTCGCCGATAAACAAGCCGCCATTGCCAGAGTTAGCATTGATGTAGACTGCTCTTGTCTCATCAAAATGAATCTCATGCAAGCAATTTGATAAAAACAAGCTGCTGTTGCCAATGTCGTACCAAGGCCAATCAATGGCTCTCATCTTGCTGTTCGTTTGATCGCCAACAATAACTAATTCAGCATCACCAAGATGGCCCGCAAAGTTAGTAGCTCGCAAGTTAAGAGCAGGCTCATACTGACTCATCTGGCGCTCCATTAGGGTTGAGCAGACGCCATCTATGAATCTATTCATATCTTTGCCTTCAACATCAAGGCGATACCCTATAACGTCATGGCGATGCTTAATACCATGGACGGAGAGTTGCTGACAATAGTCATCATCATGCCCACCAAAGCCGCCGTGATAAAGCTGCTCGTAACGAATGCGAACTGCTTCAACGTCATCGTACATCTCTTCGCGCTCTGTCTTTAATTGATCAAAGCGTTCCTTGTGTCCTTCAGGAGAAAGGCCAATGATGTAGACACCAGCATGCTTACGCACAATGCGATCAATCATCCGGCCCATTTGAGGCCATGGACTTCCACTTCGGTACACTTCTGCGTAGATCGCCTCACTCATCCAAAGCCTATCAATCACAACAAGGTGCGTCTTAGAAAGCTTTAATGCCCTGTGAAGCGCTGCAGTATGATACAGGTGCATCTTATCTTTCCAGCGATACGTGTTGTGCATGTAAACGCCGTTATAACGATCGCAAATTGCTTTGGCAAGTGTAGTCTTACCTGTGCCGTCACAACCGTCAACAATGATCAATCCTTTCATGCTTTCTCCTTTCTAAGCAAGTCGTCGAGAACTGGTGCCTCCCAACCTGCAGGTTTTATAATATCATAGGTAGATCCTCTTTTGCTATCTTCTGCAGTGATTGCTCTAACTTTTTTCATGTTAGCTTCGTGCACTCTTTTGAAGCCTTCATCAAAGGGTAGATCAGCAAGATAAGCTGCTCCAAGAGCTACGTAGATAAGATCAATGATGCCGTCAAAATACTGCTCAAGATCACCAATCAAGCAAGCTGCTCTAATCTCGTCGAGCTCTTCTTGCATGTGGCGATTCTTAAGCTTCCAGATCTCTTCATCAGGAAAGTTAGGACCGTCAGTAGGTTCTAAGCCGAACTTCTTGTTAAAGGCTGAAACATCATCAAAAAGGTTTGCCATGATTATTCTCCGACGTAGTCAAAGAGGGGCTGCCACTGCGTACTGCTTGACAGGGGTTGTGGTAGTTCTTTAAACTTTGGCAAGAACATGTCTTTGCTTGTTGCTTTCTTGAGTCTCCACAAGACATTGCGGGCGTGACGCGGATAGAGTGGGGCAAAGATAGTTGCCAGGTAGTTGCTGTCGTAGTAAGCACGGAGACGATTAAACACTCCGTCGATGTCTTCTTTTTCAAGTACTTCCTTGTAGTCTTTAATTGAGGCAAATGTTCCAAATCTTTCATCTATTTCAAGTCCTGCTTTTTTAATAAGTAACTCAGTTGTTGCGTATTTCAGCTCGTTGATGTGATTTGCTGCGGCTCCAGTATCCTCGTCGTAGTTTGGAGTCGAGATAAACGCGATGCCATCGTCTGAAAGCAGGTTTTTAATGCCTTCTAAGATTCTGTAAGAACCAAGAGGCTGAACATGCTCTAGCACCTCAAAGCACGTGATGATGTCATAGCTTGTTCGTTCTAGCTCGCAGTCAGGAAATGCTTTTTCACCAACTAAGATAATTGAAAAGCGTTTAGCAGCAGCCTCTAACATGGGCTCAAGAGTCAACTTGTTGTAGTCTACTCCTGTGTAAGAACCATTACTAGGAACTAGGCGGTTACTGTACAGCATCTTTGCTAGTGGTTGCTCGCGACCGCAGCCAATATCTAAGATGTGGCTGTCTTTGTATCTTTGGTTTTGGTGTAAATATTTTGCTACGTGGGCCCAACGAAGGCAGTGTGCTATTAGATCGCGATGTATAATCTGTCTATGCTCAGCAGTATCGGCTGAAAGATGTGTTTTATCAATACTTCTATTTGGGTTTGACATGAAAGGATTCTCCTGTGTTTAAAAAATCAAAAATGAACGAAAACGTATTTAACGATGCTTCTAAAGAAGCCCATTACTGGGCCGGTTTGATTGCTGCGGACGGCTGTTTGAGTGTGAAAAAAGGAAAATACAAAGACTATCCTTTGGTTATCATCTACCTTACCGGAGAAGATGGAAAGCACATTCAAGGACTGCTTGACTTTCTTGAAACTGACAAAAAATTGTTTACGCAAAAAGTTACCTCTGATTGGGCCAAACCAAACCAAATCAATGTAGGAACATCTTTTTGGTCTGAGCACATTTGGAACTGGCTCCAAGGTCATGGGATCACGGAAAGAAAAAGCTTGACCCTTAAAGTAAGCAGCTTGCTTGCAGATTCTCCTGATTTTTGGAGAGGAGTGGTCGACGGAGACGGAACTGTCAACTTTGCCAAAAACAGAGGCATTAACTACCCTCACATTGGGCTTGGTGGCTCTCAAGACATGATGATTCAATTTCAGTCCTTTGTTAGTAAGCACCTTGGAGTCACTCCCAAAGTAGGAACTTGCAGATCGATCTACAGGGTTGCCATGAATGGCCAGCCTGCTCAAGACCTGACTAGGTTCTTGTACGACAGACCAGGGCCCGCGCTTCCTAGAAAGAAAGCTGCAGCCATGGCCTGTATTGATTGGAAAGGAAAGCATAGTAGCCGTCAGCGCAAAACTCTATTGACGCCAGACTTAAACAGTCTCAGCGAACTCGACAGCTAAGTCAAGTGCCTGACGTTTACGGGTTGCTGCAGAGCCAAACCAAGCAGAAGTCAATCGCTTGTCTTGATCTGTACCGGCTACGTGGTCGTAGTAATACGTGACTGCATTGAAAGCTCCCCACCAAGTACCGGCTGATGTTTTAAGCTCAGCACCTGGTTGGGTGTGAACAATGTCAATGAGACGGTTTACTGTACGGCCAAGATCTGAGCGGCTTACGTTGCCGTCTTCAGAGGCAATCAGAGCAGCTTGATACTGATCAGGATTGATGAGCTTGCTAAAGAACTCCATGACTTGCTGGTCTTTGGCGCGCTTCTTAGACAAGAACTCGGCTTGGTCTTTGAATACGTCAAGGGCTTTCATAGCGAGGCCAACTTTTTCTGCTGCCTGTTGCTTGATCTCATCGCTAAAGGCGCGATCATGAGACATGCGGAAGGTAGCTTCATTGTGGGTATTGCCACGCAGAGCTTGAGTCAAGGTGTTGTTGCACACTACGCGGATCGGTGTGAACATGATCTGCAAGCTGCGACCCCAGATGTGCGGGTTATCAAGCAAGATGTATCCTTCGACTTCATCTTTGCCACCTAGCATAAAGCCGCCGTTGATCTTTGCAAGGCCCCATACGCGTTTGCCACCGTGCAAGCTGCCGGCTGTTTCCATCTTCATGTCGCCAGCTTTACAAAACTTGCTGAAGAACTCAAAGACCTCTTCATTTTGAGTCGGTGAATATTCGTTGCCGCAGATGCCGAGGATCTTGCTATCGGTATCTCTGACTAACGCGTAGTGGCTATTGATCTGCGTATCTAGATCATCTACAAACAACGCCTTTTTTTCAACGCGCCAATCAAGTTGAGCTGCCTTAAGCATCTCGACAGGGGTCAAAGTGTCAGCGACAGGGGTACCAAGGCCGTGCCAAGGGGTCTCATTGGCGTAAGCCATCGTTTCTACTTCATGTGACATAGTAAATCCTTTCTTCTTTCTGTTTATGCAAGCAGAAGTGCTGTGCATGGATAGATTCTAGTGTGTAAAACCTCGTGCTTCGTGCTTTTTTAAACTATTTAAGCCTGGGACTTATACTAGCTATTCTGCCAAAAACGCTATAGAGTGATTCTAGAGCCATAACAGGTTGGATTTAGTCATTTAACACTAACAGTAGGCTCGTTCGTTCGTCTTCTAGATTGCGCGAGACAATAATGGATTGGACTAATACACTCTTTTAAGGCTTCTAAAACCCTCTATAGGGGTTTTGAGAATTGAGCAAGACCGCCACGAGCCTTCCTGACTAGCTCTTCTGGCTCAGTAACCCTGAACCATTGACCTTTGCCTACGGCTCCTGTATTTGGCCTCTCATACCCAGCAAAGCCGCCAGCCTTAGCAATACCCTCTAGGATAACATCCCGGCCTTGGGCTGCGTCAAATATCTCTTCACCGCGCATTGCCTGGTCTTGTGGCAGCTTATTAAAGTACCGACGCATCAGAGCCACATCTTCTGGGCTGTATTGCTCTTCAAACTGCAGCATCCTGCCTGCCGGTATGTCAAACTGATTTACCATAGGAGGACCTGACTTGCCAAGCATCTTGTCTGTTCCGCGCTTTACCGCATAACTTGGCTCAGTCGTAACATCCATTGCCTTACCAGACTCAGGTGTGACACGTGTAGGACTTCCATGGAGGACTCTTAGAAGCTTTTCTGCAGCTGCCCTTGTCTTACCTACTCGCCCACCATCCTGGAGCCCTACGGGACCACCTAATTGAAATGGCACAGTGTACTGCACATCGTACCTGGTATCCTGGCGACTATCTTTTGGCTTAAACACCATTCCGCTGGCATAGCCTGGGCCTACTTTTTGCTCGTAGCCAAAGTTGTATCCTGAGACGTCTGTCTTTTGAGGTGACTTGTAGCCTGAAACGCCAGCCATCGCGCGCCCAGGTCCTACAGGGGTTGATGCCATAACGTTGCCTTGATAGAATCCGTCTGGTGCTTGAGCTGGTCTATTGACACTAGCATTGACGTCCACGCCGCCCAGCTTATCTCGGTAAGCAGCAAAGAGTGCTTGCGCACTCATCATGTCACGTGTTCCTGGGTCGATGATGTTCGCTGCATTAACACCTACTGTCACAGGTCCTTTAGAGACTCCCATCTGGCCCGCTTCAATCTCCTTGCCATCTTTGTAGTGCCTCGCAGCATTCAAGACTGTCTGCACAAAAGGATCTTCTTCAAGTTCAGAGTCTGGCGTAGCCATACCACCAGCTTGGAATGGCATCGGCGTCTCTTCAGTCTCTTGCCCCTGTTCAGGAGCCGCTTGCTGAGGAGCCTGTTCCATACCAGGAATAGCTTGGACTCCTACTACAGGAGCTGCTGCAAATAACTTCTGACCTTCACCAGTAATCTTCTCGCGCATTTGTGGTGTGACATCTACTGAGAAAGCTCTTACAGAGGACCCCCTGTCGCTATCTGCAAGTCTCTTGGCTGTTTCTTCGTACAGTTCATTCTCTACGTCGGCCCATATCTGGTCTGACTCGTTTGTTTCACGAGTCATCAACTCGTCCCATTTTTGCGGATCTTCAATGTCTATACCCTGTTGGGCTGCGCGATTTGTTACCCTCTCATGTACATTTTGGTAATATTCATCTTCACCGATGTACCTGTATGGATCCTCTACAATCTCATCTAGGTATTGCTCGTAAGACTTCCCTTGGCTAGAGAATATATCAACCTGGCCTGGTTCAGATCCAAACTCTTTTTTGGCATACTTGCCCAGGTAATTAGGAATAATCTCGTCGTAGATCTTTTTCTTGCCAATACCTTCTTTTGTAGTCATCTCAAGGTCTTGACCTTTTAGCATAGCCTGTGGACTAGGCATTACCATACGATCGCCTTTTTGAACCATGTTTTGGCTACTCCAAGCCCTGCTTTCTTCAAGCAGCTTAACCCACTCAGCATCTTCTTCTGGAGTTAGCTTGCCTCTAAGTCTTATTGGAGAATTTTCATTGTATTTTTTAGACCACTCTTCTATCAAGCTTTCAAGCTTGTCTCCAGAATCATCCTTAGCAACAGGCCTTTCAAGTTGACCCATAATATTTTCAGCTTTTTCCTTACCGATATAGTCGCCAAGCTCATTAGGAGCAATGTCTTTGTCAAATACAGGTCGATCGTTTTTTATGCCTTTTATATTGATCATGCCATTTGGCGTATTTTCAGCCAGCAACGTATCAAAGTACTGATTCATGTTGTACCGCTTGACCTGCTCAGATCCTGGGGCAATGGCCACCTTGTCATAACCTTCTTTGGCTGCCATATCAAGAATTTGTTTTAAGGCTAGCTCTTGGCTATTACTCTTAAACGGCGCGTCAGGAACACCCTTTAGTGTGTTCGTATTTAGCCACTTGTCGTATTCTTTGACTAATTGATCTTGGGCAGCTTGACCAGCAGGGGTTCCATCAACATCAAGTTCCCAACGTTCAATATAGTCTTTCAGCCATTCTTTTTGCAATACGCTCATCTTATCGCCGTGTTCCCAAAGAAGATCGTCTGCAGACATGCCTTGATACATATTCATTGGCTTTGCATAAGCGACATCTTTAGGAACTGTCTTTGAAAATTCTTCAGTGGCTTTTCTAGTAAGGTCGTCTAGGATACTTTTTCTAAGAGCTCTGTTCGCAGGTGTGTTTTCAACAGCCCCAAGCCTATCTAGCTCGGCTGTTGTCTGCCTTTCAATATCGGGCAGTCTACGAGTCATCTCATCTTTAATATATCTGTCTCGTTCTTTGCGGGCACTTTGGTGCCAGTCAGACTGAATCTCTTCAACATACAAAATCTTTTCACCGTTAGGGCCCGTGCGGTCAGTTACCCTTGCATGCACCAATACGTTAGGATCATCAAAATGACCTGACTGATATACTTTATCAGAATTTTCAAATACTTCATCTATGTGAAGGGTGATTCCAAGTCTTGACTGCATGTCCTCAAGCATCCTGACTGCGTCAACGCCTCCCTCGTTTAATATCCTCACTTGATCTTCGTCAAGAGGTTCGTAACCGCGGTTACTTAGTCGATAATTAACTAGAGTTGTCGCCTTTTCCTTTGGAATAAATTTATCTTCCTTCTCTAACTGAAGTAATACCTCGCGATAATTTTTACCTCCTGGAGTCGTATATTTTTCAAACTTGGCGTGTCTTTGATCCATCAAAAATTGATTGTTGATGTCATCTGCAAGAATCTTGGCACTTGTTAAAAGTTCATATTCTTCTCTTGAAAAATTGGTGATAGTATACTCAATCAACTCTTTTGCTTGATCTTCAGATATATCTCCAGACTTTTCTAAAGCAATTAGTTCATCGACTCTTGGGTTTTCAAGCCAAAAGTCAGCGGGCGTCATTGTCTTAAGAACGCTATTATCAATAATGTCACCGGTCTTATTGATCCTAAATCCGAACATTCTAGGATCTTCTGGGTTTACAACAGGCTCTATGCCGACTTTGTTTAGTAGTTCTTTTTGCTTGTCAGTTAGCTTTGGTTGCCAGTTCGGATCAACACCTCCACCAAGAATAATAGGCTTGATACGAGGAGCAGGCGACTCAGCAGCCAGCGCCCTAACTTCGTCTTGGGTAATAGATTTTTTATCTTTAAGCTTTTCACGTATCTTCCGAAGCTCAAGTTCCTCTTTCTTAACACCAGGAGCTTTTTCAATCTCCTTGAGGATCTGCTCTCCAGTTCCTTTTTTCTGTTTTAAGGTGTCGATGGCCTTGTCAACGGCAGAGAAGAACGACTTGACCTTACCAACCTTGCCGCCGTCTTCGTACTTTTGAATCAAGCCGCCAAGAGCCTTCTTGACCGGATCTTCTTCAAGCATCTCGCCGACTGTGCCAATGGTTCCACCAAAACCTGTACCTACCGCATAATTGATCTTCTTAGGATCTACTGTAGGGCTTAGATATTCAACAGGAGAGGCGGCTATCTTGCCAGCAACTCCAAGCTCCTTGACAGGAGTCAATACACGTTTTAACCAAGCGCCTGGAATAGGGGCCTGGGCGAGCATCTCTCCACCTGCATTTGCAAAGTGTTCAAGAGCTCCTTTAGGGGCTTCAATGCCCATGTCTCTACGAATAGCATCTCTGATTCTGCCGGCCTTTTTATCGGCCTCTACAGCAAACTCAGGAGCGTATTTGTCATCAACAATACCTGCCAATGCAGGAATAGCCACGGTGTTGTAATAGATTCCAGGGGTTCCTTTACCAACGCCAACCTTGCCTTCATCATCAATACCAGACCACTGGCTTCTAAAGCCAGAGATTGCTTGCTTTGCTGCTCTTACAGGAGCCGATTCTTTTTTGCCCTCTAGCTGCTTAGTCAAGGACTTCATGCCCTTGACCGTATCTGCTAGGTTCTTTTCTTTCTTGCCCTCGTACTTATCTTTAAGGTTGTCAAGATCAGCCATTTGACTTACTCCTGTGAGAGACGTTGGATCATGGCGTCTAGGTCCTCTTCAGGAGCCTGCTCCTTTTCTTCGGTGACTATCTTTTCAGACTCAGGCAGCACGCGGCCGGTAGTTCCTGCGATGCCCTGAAGGCGTTTGCTGGTGTTCTCACGGTCTTGCGTAAACTTCAAGCTGCTTCTTTCTAAACGAGATAGCGTGTCATCAATCTCTTGTGGAGTAGATGACTTCAGCATCTTAGCAATCTCAGCAGAGCTCTTCTCGTCTAATGTTGTTCTGGCTTGTAAGTACTTTAATACCCTACCAACCACTGATCCCGGGGTTCCCATAGCAACGTCAATTGTCTCGCCAGCAATGTCTAAGACTCCGCTGCCAGACTTCAGGTCTTTAACAGCTTCTGCTTTTGGTTGGGTACGGCTGCCACGAACAATGTCTTGCGCGTTTCTAAACAACTCTGACTCGCGCTTCAAAGCTGCTTCAAATATCTCATATTCCTGGGGATTATCGAATAGGGCTTCAAGACGTTTACGTGTTGCGGGTGCCCCTATGATCCTTTGGGCCGCGTTAATTTGCTGCGGAGCGTCTTGAATCTTAGACAGTATGGCTTGCGTGGCTCCTGTTCTCAAAGCGTCACGTTCACCTTCGCTCATACCAGCAACTAGCTTCTTGGCTTGTTCAGGCAGTGTCTTAGGTGTCATGTACTCTTCGCGGCCAAGACGGAGGGCATCTAGCACTTCCATGTCACCAGCATATTTGGCACGAGCTGCTGCATACTCAGGGACATTTTCGTCAATGGCTCCGATGTACGCCTTACGAAGATCTTTGAGTGCGTTGGCTTCTGCCTTGCCCATACCTTCGCCTTTATAGCCCTTGTCAATCAAGGCGTCAATGCCTCGTTTGATGTAGTCAAGGGTTCTGACATCAGGTACCTTGCCGATCTTAATAAGCTCACCTGCCTCATCAAGATCATAGATGTCTTTGAGGATAAACTTGCTTGGGTCTTCGCCGCGTAGCTCTGCTGCCCGCGCTTCTTTACCTGCAATTCTCTGAGCTTCTTTAAAGGCACTCTTGAATGTATCGTCTTCTAATACCTTCATCAGGCGAGGATCGTCAACAGATCCATGAGCATAGGCTGCATCATAGAGGTTATTTGCATTTGCACGAAGCTTACCAAGCAGGCTTGCTTCACTAGCTACATAGTCTTTGCCCTTGGCCAAGTCTTTAACGACTCTCTGGCCAACAACATCACGACCACCTTCAAGGCGATCTTCTAGAGCCTGACCAAGAATCTTGCGGCCAGATCCTGGAATCGTGACCACGGCTTCGCCAAGTGTCTTAGTAGATGGAGTGACGTCCATAAGTGTTGAACCAACACCCATAGCTCTATCTTTTTCCATCATTGTTCTTGCCTGTATAGGGTCAATCTCGTCCCTAGCCATGGCTTCTAATACCTTCTCGTTGGCTCTTTGCTCTACGCTAGAGGCTGAAGGCGCAACTCTATTCTTAATAGCTTTTCCTGCTTGGCCGATTGCTTGAGAGCCTTTTGCAATCAAAGGACCGGCGACAGCACTAGTAGCTCCACCTTGTAAGGCGCCTGCTCCTCGCTCACCTTCTGTTGCTGTACCAGCTCCTGCTATGGCTCCTTGAACACCTGCAGTGCCCGCCATACGAGCAGTAGGGCCCTTCATAATCTGAGGAAGTACAGATGACAGACGCTGGGCTGCTTGCATAGTTCTAGTGGCTCCCATAGCAGACGCTACTTGGCCTCCAGGAACAAAGGCCGCTGCGACACTTGGAATTGCCCCACTGACCACTTCAGTGCCTAATGCGACCAGGGGGTTCTTTTCGGTAAATCTTTGATAGGCTTCACGCTCTTCACGAAGAACATCTTCGTATGGGCGCTTCTCCATGGCAGCTCTTACACGAGCTATTGCCTCATCGCCAAAGCCAAAACCTAGGCCTTGACCAACAGCGCGGCCGATATTGGCTGCTGATACGTCACCGCCGTCAGCGAATCCGATAGGTCCGCCTTTTGCTTTTTCTTCAGTATCTTCACTAGATACGGCTTGGCGGGCATAAGCTCCTGAGCTGATCTCAGTCAATCGTTTTTGGTTTTCAGTAACCCTACGAGCCGCTGCCTTTTGAGCTCTTTCCCAGATTGCCTTACGTGTTGCTGCTGGCTTGTTAATAGAGCCTTGAACGTCGATCAAGATCTTACGTTCGCCTTCGGTAGGAGCTGCTCCAAAGATTGCTTTCAATTGCGTCAGTGCGGTTCCTAGGACGATGTTCTCAAGGTCTGCAGTAGCCGTTTGGGAGTCAGATTGGCGAACACCAGGGATAATAGAGCCAACAGACTCACGAACCCCTGCAGTTCTGCCTTCATACGCTACGTCATTGAGTTTTAGTGCTTGACCAAATGCTCCAACAACTTCTCTACCTGCTTCTACCTTATCTTGAAGTTCATCTTTAAGTTTTATCTCGCCCGCACTGAGTTTAGTAGAGGTTCCAGAAGTAACAATCTTTTTAACGCGATCATTAAATTCAGGTGTTCCTGGAGCAAAGCCCTCGTCTGCTGCAATCTTACCTGCAGGAGATTGCGGCTTGTTACTAACGCCGCCAGATCCATCACCGTCACCTTTAATAAAAGTTAGCTTCTTGATACGGGCTTCTGCAATACGCTTAGCGTCAGGAGATGCTTTAGGATCTTGAATGACTTCGGTCAGCTTCTCTACTTCGGTCAAGCGATCTTTAGGAACAGTCTTTGAAAGGGCCGTCAGGGCAGACAACTTAGTCTGCATACCCGCGCCCTTGTTATCAATGCCTGCCAGGTCGTACTTCATTTGAAGATCTTCTAGCTCGCCTTTAGCTTTACGCTTCTGGCTCAGTACATCGGCTGTCACATCGCTAACACCACCCAAGGTCTCAAAAAAGCTACCTGTGCGGGTTGGCTTGCCAAAGGCTCCTGCAATACGGAAAGCCGTCTCTGCATCAGAAGGCCCCGCTTGACGTGAAAGAAGACGCTCACGAGCCTGATCTAGGATCGTTTGCTTTTCTGTGGCCTGCTTATCACTTTGATCAAGATACTTGCTCAACAGATCTTGCAGCTGAGTCGTATAAGGATTTTGACCTCTAGACGAGCTATAGCCCGTCTGGTTTGTCATGCCTAACTGTTCTTGTAGATCTTCATCTTCTAACGGCATATTGAATCCCTTTAATTATTTTCCACTAAACAGCTTGTTCATACCGTAGACGCTTGCAGCACCTTGCGCCAACTGAGATAGTGGAGAAGGTTGGTACACGCTTGCAGGACCTGTAGACGATGTACTTGTCGAAGTAGGAATCTCAAGGCCGCGGATAGCAGCGTTGAGGAACGCAGTATTGTTTCGGTCGTATTCTCTTTGCGACAAGAAGTCTGCATAGGCTTGGTCGAGTGATCTTTGAGCTTGCTGTTGTTGAGAGGCTCCTGCAGCTTCCAATGCCCCGATGTTCTGTAGGGCAAGACGCTGTTGTTGATCTCCAAGATTGCTAAATTGCTGAGATGCCTGCAGTTGACGTGTGTAGTCTTGGTTTGCAAGTGTTCCGATTTGCTGACCTGCTTGCAAGTTTTGTGTTCCTGTTTGACCGGCTAGCTGACCTGTCATTTGACCAAGTGCTCCTAATTGAGAACCTGCTTGAGCATATCTTGCAAGGTCTGCCCCTTCTAAGCCGGCAGCCGATTGACCAAGAGCGGCTTGTTGCTGCCCTCCAGCTAGCATACGCTGATAGTCTGCTGCGGTTAGTCCTGCGGTCGTCTGTCCTAGGGCTGCTTGCTGCCCACCAATCTGGGCTTGCTGACCAGAAGATGACAATAGACGCTGATAATCTGCTGCGGTTAAGCCTGCTGCTTGTGAACCTAGGGCAGCTTGCTGTTGAGCAGCTTGTAATTGACGAGATCTGTCTGCCTGCATCAATTGACCGGCTTGTCCGTAGCCTGCTTGAAGAGCTTGCGACTGTTGAGCCAATGTGGACTCTTGAGTGTCGCGTAAAGCACGGCCAATAGCCTCACCTTGACGGCTTCCACCAAATTGACCAGACTGAATGGCTCTGTCTTGTATCTGAGGCAAAAATTGTTCTTTTAAGTTACGGGCTCCCAATTCACCAATACGATTAACAACCTGATCGGTGTATGGGTTCATGTAGTCTTGAATTCCGCCCATACCAGTCTGTGCTCCCTGACCAGAAAGCATTGCTGCTTGCTGCATGTATGGTTGGGCAAGAGAAGCGGTGTCTGCTAAGCCGGCCGCCTGAGTCCCTGATAGAGCACTTCCAAATGTACCGCCTGCTTGTTGAAAGTACGGCTGCGCTAGGTTAGCTGTTCCTTGAACACCTTGATTTGTAAGGGCATTGGCCTGTTGCAGATAAGGTTGTGCCAAGGCGCTAGTATCACCGATCTGCTGGCGAAGAGTTCCTGCTGCTTCACCAAAAAGAGGAGCTGCCGCAGATGACGGATTGTACGTCAGTCCCTGAGCAAAAAATGGTGATGCTGCGCTTAAAGCACTTCCAGATGCTCCTTGTTGAGCTGACTGGAGAGCTGACTGCATATATGGTTGATAGCTGGCTTCTAGCCCCGCCGTCTTATCATAGGCATATTGTTGCGCCGGATCTAGTTGGGCTATCCTTGGATTCGTATAAGCTTGGTATGGCTCTGCTGCAATCGCATTTGCCCTACTGATCAAGCCCTGCGTATAGTCAGAATACCAAGTCGGCAGATCCTGAGTTGTCTCACCATAAGTGGTAACAGACGACGGAGGACTGCCTTGGAATAGAAAGTCAAGGATTCCCATATTAGACTCCCTTCAAGTAAGACAATGGACTCTTGGCATCTTCACTTATCTTGCCTTGAGCTAGGTTACGACCTTTTTGACGCCTGATCTGTTCACGCATCTGTTCAAGACGGTTTGCACCTGCCTCAGAAGATCCATTGCCTAACAAGGCCACTGTCTCTGCGTCAAATACATATTCACCATCAGACAAGACCGCATCAACGTCATCAGATCTACCGTCTGCACCACCGCCTACACTATAGCTTCTTACCATGTTCATGGCTCCGCCAGCTGACATACCTTTTGGAGGTGTGCCATACTGGTAGTAAGAAGTTCTAGGATTGCGGTTTACAGGTTGAGGACGACCTTGTGGCGTACCCTGCGGCATACCCTGCGGCATACCCTGTTGACGACCTTGTGGCATTCCACCGCCTGCAGGAGGCATGTTGCCTGTTTGCATGGCTTGGTTCAAACCTCCGCGCATCGGCATTCCGCGTCCCATACCACCGGAAGGCATTCCTGTTTGCATCATGCGTGGGTTCATTGGGGCAGCTTGACCACCATTAGCATACGCCTGCTTCATCTGAATCAGTCCACCCATGGCTGCTGCCTTAGGAACCAATTCAAATTTTGAAGGAGTAAAGAACTGGTGCTCACCACCTTTTTGACCGTATTGATAGATGTCGTCGCCATAATTTTGTTGGCTTCGCAAATAGTTATACAAGTCCATAGGACGATTAAAGTTAGGATCTTGAGTGCTAGAAGTAGAGGCTGGCTGTTCGTAACCAGATCCGCCCTGACTTAACGCACCTGCTGCAAGCGTAATACCTGCAAGCGTTGTCAGCGGATTGTCCATTGCGTAATCAACCACTTTTCCTGCAACGCCTTTTAGGTCTCCTGAGTTGATGTCGCTAAACTCAAAACTCTTAAGCTTATCAGTGAGTGTCTTAGGCAAAGGAGCTGTGCCAGGAAGTGCAGGAGGTAGTGCTTCTGGAGTTGGTGTAAAGCCAAACTCTCCTACTGTTCCTGACGGCGTGGCATTGCCGTAAACGTCTATGCCCTCGCCGAACCAAGAATCTGTTGTTCCACGAATTGATGGATCAAGACTGTCCATGCTGTAGCGGAATTCAGGAAGTCCGGCAACTTCAGAAGTTAACCCTGTCCCACCCATCGAGTTGATGTAAGGAGAAGAAGGCTGCTGGATACCAAATCCACTTTGCCCTTGACCTGGTGGCTTAAGGCTAAAACCAGAATCTGGAGCAGGCGGCTCTAAAGACAATTGATTTAGCGGGCTTATCTCAGGTGCTACCGGAGGAACTACTGGAGGAACTACATCATCTGCTATTCCCGGCAATTGGTTAATGACGTCTCCAAGAGGATCTACAGCTCCACTGCCTGCAGTAGGATCGATAGCTGGGATGTCAAAGTTAGCCCCCATGTTAAGACCTTCACCACTAGGAGTGAACGCACCACCTGGAACATTGGCTCCTCCACCGGCTGCTACAGATGAGTCCACAGGAGGCAATTCAAAACTAGCTCCTAGGTCTATTCCTTCTCCACTAGGAGTGAACGCACCACCTCCTTCAGGTATAGCGCCCCCTGGAGTGGAAAAGTAATCAAATGCACCTTGAGTGGCTCCTGCAGTTACGCCTGCAATAAGCCCGCCTTTGATTGCTTCGTCAAAATCTTCACCTTGAACTAAACCGGCAGCTGTATTACCGGCAGCGGCTCCAAGTCCTGCACCGACCGCTCCTGCGGCGGCTCCAAATGCCCCCAGTGACGGGAGCATTGCAGGCCCTAAGATCGCTGCTCCTGCAACCGTAGCAACGGCTGTTATTGGGTCATCAAGGATAGGCTGAATGACGTAATCGTCAATTGCGCTGCCTACATCACTAAGAGCACCACCTACATCTTCAACTGCATCTCCTACTGACTCAACAACGCCGCCAATGGCATCACTAATTGCTGAAACGACTCCACCCATTATCTTACTCCTTGACGTGGTGTTCCGAGCTGCAAGGTCACTCTATACTGGTTGTCTTGGGTCATTTCAACTTGATAGCCCATACCAGGATTAGGAGGATTCTTTGAAACAGTTCGGAAGATATTTAATAGACTTTGATCTTTGAATTCTGTGACTAATACATCGTATCCGGCTTTGTATGCGTCAACGACGAATTGAAAACCAGATTGAAGAAAATTTTCTGCAGTATCAGCGTTTAATGCTCTGAATTGACCCTTGCGAGGATCTTGGGGAGCTCCGTGAATGATGTACAAGGTATTGCCATAGCGCAAGAACTTGCTGTCAGGCATCTGTACTTCCTTTACGAAAGTCACATAAAGGAATTCAGGTGGGTATTCTGATTGCGTATTTTCGGAAGCTGCTTTCAGCAACTCTCCGACCTGGAGCATCTGTTGTTTGCTATCTACTAATGGCATAATCTATATCCTTGTGTTGAACAGTGCGGCGCTGAACACGTTGCCCATACCCGCACTCAAGCTCACCACTATGCCTTCAGGAACTTCAACCGGATGCGAGAGGTATACATCGTCCTCCTCTGTCCTATTCAAGATCTCAGGCACAGTGCCCTTCTCCAAATCATCGAACAGCAAGAGGGTCTCTAAAAGTCCACTCGCTCCCATCGTATGGCCGATTCGTTGCTTATACGATGTCGCTACAAACTTGCTAGGCAACTGGTCTAAACATGCTTTTTCGGCTGCATTGTTAGATTTTGTTCCAGTGCCATGTGTCTTGACGATTTTAATTTGTTCTGGCGAAATTTGACAAACTTCAATGGCACCTTTTATAGCTCTTGTAAATCCTTGACCATCATCGCGCTGGCCAATGGCATTTGACATGATCTCCGTGGCTGTATAGGCCGCGATAAGTTCAGCTTTTGGTGTCAATCCAGACTTCTTATTGGCTTCTTCGCTCTCAAATACTGCAAAAGCAGCCCCTTGTCCTATGAAGAAGCCAAAGTTTTTGCTGTCAAAGGCAGAAGGCACCACCTGGTGATCTGCTGCCATCTTCTCGGTTAGCGTGGCTCCGGCTTCGCCAAAGAACTGCAGAGTCATATTATTGACCTGGTCTTCAACAGCTAGAACAATCACGCGGTCAAACCCGTAGAACTTAATCAGGGTCTGTACATCCATTAGCGCCTTAAGACTAGATGTGCACGCGGTTGCATCTGTTGATGTATGATCTATTTCACCGCACTGCGAGGCTACTCGTCCTGCGTAGATCTGGGTCAATGACAACGGCAAGAGCTTAAAGTTAAAGGTCATGCTGTTTTCTTTGCCGGTCTTCCTGCCTTCGTTGGCAAAGTTACTATTGCCAGAAGCTAGGATAAATGCAGTCTTACCAGTTTGAGTCTCACGCAGTAGCTTCATTAGCCCTGGGTCTAGTACCTTTTCTGCTACAATATGAGCAGGGTGTAGCAATCCAGTCTTGACTCTTGCGTAGCTATCTGGGAACCAATGAATCCGCTGTGGGAAGCTATGATCTTCGTAGACCTCAGTCTCTGTCGTGCAGACCGTGCGACTTTCAGTCAGGAAGATTCTCATTGAATCCACCCCATCGCCTGCTCAAAAGACTCAGGTTTACGTCTTCCATTTTCATTTAAAAAATCCCAGCATTCCTGCGGGCCTGCTGCATGCATCTCTTTACTCTTCTCATCTTCTACGTCATATATCTCGCAGAGATACATAGTACACATTAGAAGGTCAAGACTATCAAGGCCAGCATCTACGAATGGCATGTCCATCTTATCAATAGGTTTTAAATCAGCATGAAACGGTTTTGCTTTTTTAGCTACTTCTTGCAGCAGCTTGAGGAAATCTTGTTCAGTCATTTAGTCCACCATTTGTACGAAGCGTTCTGCCCAAATACGCCAGTCGTCAAAATCATTTGGATTAGGAACGTTCTTTTGGCTTAGTCCTGAAATAACGCAGAACTGTACGCCCCACTCCTGCCACTTGGTTTCGTCGTCTAGCCTCGCGAGCGGGCCATAAGTATCCAGGTCGAGTACGATCTGATCTGCCCAATCTCTAAGACCTATTATAACAGGCTGCGTGATCACGTGGAACCCCCTGCAACAGCTCCAAGCACATTTCCGTCTGCAGGTTCAACGTGGGCAATAATCTGGCCCATTTGGTAATCACCATTGATTGTGTTTGAAGTGAATCTAAAACGAAGCTCTCTGCGCTCTTCTTTGAACCAGACAACTTGCTCGTAAGGATCTGATGGGTTTGCATATATGGTTCTTTCAGGGCCAGCTACCTCACCAGCCTTGGCGTTAGCTCGTCCGGTCAACTGAACAGTCATATTTTCAGACTGCACAAAGTCAGGCTCTACCATCTCAACCCTGATCCACTTACTCTGAGGATTTCCACCGACTAAGAAGCTCATATCAGCTGTCTCAAAGAAAGAAGGAACAGCCGTGATAAACTGGCCATTGATCTCGTTGACGCCTTTTTCATGCTGCCAGACAAGGAAGCCTTCTTCAGCTTCAATGATCCTTTGATTATCGTCTTCAGTGATCCTAAGATCTCCTGTCTCTGTGATCCTGTTTTGAGGAGCAAAGTCAGATTGCTGAACGCCAGTCAAGATAGGAGCAGCGTAGACAGGTGAAAATTCGCCAGCTGATCTACCGCCGTTAGGCAGCTCGGTGTCATACCAGGTATTTTCTTTAATGTTATAGATCACGGCGTGTGAACACTCAATTGCATCACCACGTGGATAACACCACCAGATCTCACCAAAACGAGGAATCTTAAATGCAAATACTCTTTGGGCTTGTGCTCTATTTAAACCGTCAAAGAAGTAGTTAATGTTGAGATTGTTAGGAATCTCACGGACAACGCCGTTAAACACTAAGAATCTATCTGTGCCGCACCAAAAGTATTGGCCATCGTATTCAATAGCAGAAGCAGCTGACAAGATACTAGAGTTACTACTGATTGTGTCAAATTGGAAGATCTGAGCACCACCGACAAAGGATGCGCGGATAACAGCGTCTGCTGACCAATAGAGGCCAGCAGGGGCATTTCCTGGACCACCTCTAAGTGGAAGTCCACGAACAATCTTCTGTGCCGCTACGCGTGCCGTACCTGATCCTGATCCAGTCAAGTCTGTTGGGTCACCGGCTACAGACCAACCAATAACTCCGTCTGATCCAAAGTAGGTCAAATATGGATGCAGGACGCATACGCCGCCTGAGACATTAGCTCCTGCAGGAAATCCTGTGATCTCAGTAAGGGGAGCCGCGCCTGTAAGGTTGCCAATAAATAATTGACCGCCAAGAGTATTACACAGGCAATTGGCATTTGGAGCCACCTGCGCAACAAGAGTATTGTCAGGAGGTATATTAGTGCTGTCATAGACGACATCAAATTGCCAGATATTGTCATCACTTACTTGTAGGGTAGACGGCGTTCTATTGATTACTAAGCTTGTAGACCCAAACGGATCAATCAAAAACCTCTCAATAAAGCCAGCTGATCCTGAATGGAAGTAAGTATAGCTGTTTTCTGTGTACGTCTTTAGGCCACGGCTAATCTCAGACAAGAATCTGCTGATGGCTGTGTAGCCACCCATCTTACGAGGAAGTCCACGCTGAAAACGAACCCATTGTCCGTCTACGTAATAATCCCCCTCAAACCTGGTACCGTCACGCTTGATACCGGCCTGCGAACGAATGACGACAGGCGTTGTTGGCATTAGTAAGTTCCACCTTGAATTGGATCTAGTCCGATTGCAACCTGGGCAGCTGCCTGAGAAGCTGCAGTAAAGATAGCAATACCTGTTGCCGTTCCGCCTAGATTGATCAAGGCATTGCCCGCTGTCGTTGCTCCTGTACCACCCTCGGAGATAGCGATCGGAACAGAGACGCCACCAGTATCAGCCGTCAAGACATCATTTCCGTCACTGTAGCATATCGTTCTAGCTCCCTGGTTTACAGTCACGCCTGTGCCTGCAGCCGTTCTGATAGTCAGGGTATATGGACCTGTGGTATTATTCGCAACCCAGTACTGCTGTACAGTTCCTGGTACTATCACGCTGCGGTTACCGGTAAGGGCACCTGTAAAGCTATATGCAATCCTGTTTAATTCGTTACCTGAGAGAGTATAGGAGCCAGTTCCTGCAACGTTGATTGACGTATAGTCAAATGCAAAGACAGGGGATTGCCCGTAGCCGATGGTGTAGAAGTTAACTCCATCTGTCAAGATAATTGCAGAATCCCCTGGTTGAAATACCAAATTTGACGATCCATTGATCGTCTGGGTACCTGCAGGGTCTACGGTCAGGGCTCCTGTGCCTACGTTGCGAAGCTGAATAAACCAGTTATTGCCAAGGGTTCCTGCTGAAGCTAGGTTTAAGACTCCGGCTCCTCCGTTCCACAAAAATGTAGTTGCTCTGTCAGCAACACCTGCCGTATACGTTGTTCCAAACGAGGTCAACGGCATAGCAAGTGATAACAGGGTTCCGATAGCAATTAAACCAGTCCCTGCTAAAGAAGCGGCATTCGCTGTAGATACTGCCGCCCCATACTGAAGTGCTTCCCATTGGCCGCCAGCTGTTGTATTGTCAGTCAAATAGATCTGCCATATAGAGCCAGCAATAGGAGCGGCTACTTGGACGCCTGCATTGTTTCTGATGATGAATGTGTTTGCACCTACGTTGTTAAACAGGATTGCTTGTCCTGTAGACGCTTCTAACGCACTTGGCAGAGTCAAGATAAACGGGCCTGCAGAAGCAGTCACGTCCATGATGCCAGCAATTAAGTTTGTAGACGGTGCAGTCTCAAGAGCCCAGTCGTAGGTCGTGTTGGCAGTAAGCGAGACTTCAGAATAGCTGATCTCTGATGGGGAGATATTGCTACCTCCAAAGATATTTGTAAACACAGTCATATTAGGCCTCGTTTCTTACGGCGCCACGGTCCAAGATCTTCTTGAGGTCTTCACCATTCAAGGCTTGGGCTGCCATAGCGTACATGTTTGTCCATACAGGGATGCGCTCGTCATTCTTCAGGAATGGAGTCGCTTCTAAAAGTGTTGCATACAACAACAGGTTTGGTGCGTATTCAGTGAGCCAGTTTGTCTGGTTTGTGTCGTCTAGCAAAGCTGGCAGCTCGTAGTAAAGGATCTCAACAGGATACGCTTGGTCAGGTGTCGGAGCAAAGATCCAGTTTGTGTAGTTGTAGTCTGCATAGAATACAGGCTCGGCTACTTGAGTCTGATCAGGCCAATAGCTTCTGATGTACTCGTAGGCCCTTGTGAAGATCTGGACTCTGGTATTGTTTTGAACGCCTGTTCCAATGTTCATACTAATAGTCTCACGCCAGCGGTCTGGCTTAGGAATCACAGCAACACCAACTTGCATATTTGTTACGACAACGGCCTGAAAACCTTGAATCTTGAGGTCACGACTGATTCTGCGCTCTGCAAGGGTAATCAAGTTTGGAATCTGAGCAAAGACAATAGGGTCTGTGGAGGCAGAACCGCCACGCTCAAGATAGCTCCTGACGTCGTCCTTTAGTGTCGTAAATGTCATTGCTGCTGGCATGGCTTATCCTTATGCTAAAAGACCAGGCAAATAGACTGTCTTGCCACTTTGTTTTACTGCTGTCAATTCCTGCTTCTTTAAATCAGTTGGGTCATAAGATACATGCACCCATCCGCTATCAGGAACACCTAGTGTGTAAAATTCTAATATCACTTGCGTGTAGTCAAGATTTTCACTGATCCACTTAGCCAGCTCGTGGTTAGGAACTCCTGGGATCTCGATGTCTGCAGCGTTGCCGGTCATGTGATCTGAATTCTTGGCTCCGCCAATGATCTGGTTTAACTTAGGGCTTCTATAGCCACTATTGACTTTAACACCTTTGCCAAAATGATCACGGGCTGGTTGAAGTATTTTTTCAGCCAGGCGCTGCAAATTTTGCTTAACATCTTCAGGAGGTGTATTGTCAACGCCAAGCCTGAGCCCGGTCTCGCTCTTTAGCATCTCCTGGAGGCTGAAGTTCTTACTTAGCTGCATCTGGCTTTTCCTTAGATTTCATGTCCATGATCTTCTCAAGGGTGCGTCCGCCAAAGTAGAACGACATGACTAACATGCCCCACTGGCCTAGCAGCTCGACATACTTCTCGTTAGCGTCTTGCCCAAAAGCTGACATCATGGCAAATATAAAATAGCCGAACAGAATAAATATAAGGGTCATGGGACGAATGTTCTTGGACAGCCAAGAGTCGCTAGTCATGTCGGCTTCTGCCCGCTTGGTGAGTTCTTGGGCTTCTATGTTGTCGGCATTGAGTTCGGCAAGCCTACCCTGCTGTTGCATCTCTAACAGTTCTTTTTGGGCCTTGGCCTTAGCTTCAGGGTCTGGAATAAACTTGTCCAAGACCTTCATACCAACATCAAACAACGCTGTTAATGGAAACATCAAAACGCTCCTAAAATAAACTTTAACCATAGCGTCACAATCAGTGCCGCCATAAAACAATAAAACTGTACCCGCCTTACTGCCTTCAAATCATGCTGGAACTCTTCATTATCTTTGCGTTCCATGTTCTCAATGTCCAACTTAATCTTAAGTAGAGCATCCCATTCTTTAGCACCGTACTTCTTTACAAAATCAATCTTTAACTTAGCCTCCTCATCGGAGATTTGTTTCTTATGCTGCCACTGCTCTAGAGCCTTGATTAACGCTCTTTGCTTCTTAAATTCTGCTTCCCGTCTTGCCCGTATGCGTTCTTGCGCTCTCTGCTGGGCTACATCTGTACCGTCTTTTTGTATGTTTTCAATCTGCTTAGAGACAGACTTGCCCGCTTCACGAGCAGAATCTAAGCCTGAACTAAGGCCCTTTACTCCTTCTGTTAAACCTAATGGATCGGACATAGAAAATCATTTTCTAAAAACCATTTCTGAAAGATAACTAATAAACGCACCGGCAACCGAGGCAATTCCCATCAACGCCCATAGAGAACCTTTTGAGCGCTCGGCCATAGCCACTAACTTTTTAATGTCGCTGTCCATTGAGTTCACTTTATGTTCTAAATTTTCAACAGCATTAACTAGCTTGCCATATTCTATGGGATTGATTTCGCTCATAATTAGCTTTCAAAATCAGCTTTAGTAAAATCAAATCGAGTAATTACGCTTAAATCTTCTACATCTGCCCAAATAGGATTTAGCTTTTCGCCTTCATAATCAGGCTGATTGTAGCCATCAGGATAGACTTGTGTATCTTGTTTTCTAGTCATAGAACCTTTTAAAAGATTCATAAACTCCTCATGCTCAGAAGTGCCGATAAGCGCATCTAAATCCTGTCTAGTATTGATAATTGTTTTCATGCTTTTTCTCCAACCAAGTATATAAATTATAACAATTTGACCAGCTTGCGTGACCTCTCCAAGATGCTAAAAACTTATCTAAGTTCTTATTATCATTGTATTTTACATATTGAGCAATTTTTCTCTTTGCTCGCATTACACTTTCTTTTCTTAGTAGCTTGTAGTTATGCCAAATTCTGTAGCCTAAAAAGTTAATCCCGCTTTCAATTGGCGCACAATGCCATTTACTAATCCGCATACCCATTTTTTTACCAGAAAACTCTGCAATTTTGTAGAAATCATCAATTAATTTTTGTTTGTCATTACTTAAAATGACAACATCATCCATATATCTAGCCCATTTTCTATACCCTAATTCATGGTGAATATAGTTATCCAGCAATGAGCCATATACATTAGCAAATAATTGGCTAGTTAGGCTG